ACCACGTGTCGAACTTATACCCTGAAAACCCCTTCCTCTCAAGCTTCGGGGGGGGTGCGGCGAGGGTGATCACCGATAAGGTGGCCATCGCCGTATCCGTCCGGGCCATAGAGGCGGAGGTCTGGGTGTATAAGGCCCCGCACACGAGCTGCATAGTCAGGTAGGTTTTTCCTGACATAGAAATTATGCAGCGTGAAGAGGGACTTGGCCGTAACTTCCTCATCGAGGAAGCACGGCCTGGTGTCAAAACCTAAGTAGTAGTCATGACCGCACGATTCACGGAAAGGACCATCCCAAAACGACTTATCCGAGTTAACGGAGAAGCCGCAGAGGTTTAGGGCCTTAATGACGTCAGCTGCCCTATTCGAGGGGCAGATGATGTCATCGCCGTATGCGGATACTGGCTTATCGCCATCGCATACGACTGAAGTGATAGCCCAGAAGATAAGTGTCTCGAGAGGGAAAGTGAAACCATTCCCCATACTCGAGAACTTCTCAAGCTGGATCGGGCGCTTCCTATACTCGACGCAAGCCGAGCGGAGGGAGTTAAGCATGAAGTACCAGTCGTCTGGCAGGAGGAACTTTACAAGTCCTCTAGATACTAGATCGCTGGCGCTACTAAGGTCCAACGTAGCAATTCCGTTGGTTAATGAACCAGTCAGCGCGAAACCTTGGTTTGGTTCCTGCCTTCTGATATCAATACCGTGTTTGCGTAGACGGTTGGCTATTACATCGCCGTAACCCAACTGAAAGAACATATTCAGTGTGGGCTCTGTGACGGTAGTCCTATCCGTTTTCGCATTCTTAGGTACAAAACCTAGCTTGCCTTCCGTAAGGATGACAGGCACTGAATCGGTCTCGAAGCCCTCCTCGTCCACGTAAGTAGACGTCGAGAAAGCAGAGGTCCAATGTGGTACCGTACGCAGGATGCTCGGTAAGAGCCCTGAGTGGTACAGGTTTTGACTACAGGCGAGCCCGTGTGCCATCTTGGTAGACGGACACGAG